CGCATGGGGATGCTTAACCCTTCGATGGGGCTGGACAATAAGCGCCACTCCGCATGGTGTGAATATGGCTTCCCTGAGCAGGTAACCTACGAAAATCTCTATGCCCTGTACCGGCGCGGTGGTATCGCTCACGGTGCCGTTGAGAAGTTGGTGGGCAAGTGCTGGCAGACCAACCCGGAAATCATCGAGGGTTCCGATGCCGACGAGAGCGAAAACGAAACTGCCTGGGAAAACAAGTCAAAGCAGGTATTCAACAACCGGTTCTGGCGCTCATTTGCCGAGGCGGATCGTCGTCGCCTTGTCGGTCGTTATGCAGGCATCCTTCTGCACGTCCGCGATGAAAAAGAATGGAACCTTCCGGTTACCAAAGGGCGAGGGTTGCAGAAGGTTTCCGTGGCGTGGGCCGGATCGCTAACGGTGAGCGAGTGGGACACTGGGCTGAACTCGAAGACTTACGGTCAGCCGAAAATGTGGCAGTACGCCGAACGCTTGCCGAATGGTTCAAGTCGCCGCGTCAATATCCACCCTGATCGCGTTTTCATCCTTGGTGATTACTCAGACGATGCTATTGGCTTCCTTGAGCCAGCTTATAACGCCTTTGTGAGCCTGGAGAAGGTAGAGGGCGGGTCTGGTGAGTCATTCCTGAAGAACGCCGCTCGCCAGTTAGCACTTAGTTTCGACAAGGAAATCGACTTTGGCAGCATTGCATCTATGTACGGCGTTAAAGTAGATGAGTTGCAGGATAAATTTAATGACGCTGCTCGCGAGATGAATCGCGGAAATGATGTGCTGCTTTCTCTCCAGGGGGCGAGCGTAACCTCCCTCGTTTCTCCTGTTTCTGATCCGTCTCCAACCTATAACGTAAACCTGCAAACAGCCGCCGCAGGAGTTGATATTCCTACGCGTATTCTGGTTGGTAACCAGCAGGCTGAGCGGTCCAGCACTGAAGACCAGAAATACTTTAATGCTCGCTGTCAGTCGCGCCGAGTAGACCTCGCTTTCGAAATAGAGGACTTCTGCGACAAGCTTATTGACTTGAAGATCGTCGATTCAGTCAGCCAGAAAGCAGTTATCTGGGATGACCTGAACGAACAGACCGGTACTGAGAAGCTCACTAACGCCAAGACCATGGGCGAGATTAACCAGACCATGCAGGGCAGCGGCGATGAACCCGCGTTCACCCGTGAAGAGATTCGCACGGCTGCGGGCTATGACAATGACGACGAAGAGCCTTTAGGAGAAGAGGATGGCGACGAAGAAGACGAAGCCACCGATTCTGCCGCGTAACTACCAGGATCCGACCGGAGCCGATGCGCTGGAACGCCGGGCAATGAAAGACTTCGCCAGACGGATGAATAAGATTGGCAAAGCGTACAAATCAGCACTCGACAAAATACCTTCCTCCCTCGCAGTAAACGCCAGATACGAATACCAGCTAAACCCGACGCTACTCTCCATCATCTTGAACGATGCCAGTTACCTGGTGGATCAGGTACTGCTTGAAGGTGGCGATTACGACCTGTGGTTTTACGAGTATGTCGATCTGGCTTCGGAGAAAGGGACCGGGCAGTCGTTCTACAACCTCAGCCAGCAGTCGCCGGTGTATGCAGCAGGGCGTGAGTCGCTGGCGTCCATCCTCGCAAGCGACCCGTACCAGCAACGCATGGCGCTGGTGCATGCCCGTGTGTTTGAGGAAATGAAGGGTCTGACTGCTGACGTTAAGCGAGATATGGCGCGCGTGCTGACTGATGGCGTGGGCCGTGGACTCAATCCGCTGGATATTGCCCGCAACCTGACAGACCAGACCGGCATCGAGAAACGCCGGGCGAACAGAATCGCGCGTACAGAAGTGACCACCGCACTGCGCAGGGCTAAGTGGGATGAAGACCAGGAGGCGAATGACCTCTTCGGCCTTAAAACCCTTCTGGTTCACATCTCGGCGCTGTCATCGACCACCCGACATACCCATGCAGTGCGTCACGCCCACCTCTACACCAATGAAGAGGTCCGTGACTGGTACAGCAAGGATGGCAACTCCATCAACTGCAAATGCAGCCAGCAGTCGGTTCTGGTGGATGCGGACGGTAATCCGGAATACCCGGACACCATCACGAAACTCAAACAGGAATACAAATCGATGCAGGCGCGCGGTTACGCCTGGGCGGAGAAATAAATATGCCTATGCAGGTGAACATCACCACGAAGGTGAACAGCCAGTCAATCCGGCGCGAAACGTACAACGGGCGTGAGCACCTGGTGCTGCCGAGCTACACGCTTCCGGCGAACGTCGTCATGAATGGCGGCTTGTACACGCAAGAGCAAATCGACGCTCACTATAAGGGGCTGGAGGGTACCCTGGCACCGCTTGGGCACCCTCAAGTTAACGGTCAGTTCGTGTCTGCTTTCTCCCCAGAGGGGATTAACGCAGGCCATATCGGTGCGTGGAACCGCAACGTTAAGAAGTCCGGTAATCGCATCTATCTCGAAAAGTGGGTTGATGTGGCCCGGGCCAGAGAGTCTGAAGGTGGTAGGGAGCTGCTTGAACGCGTCGCTGCCATTGAGCGCGGCGAAGACGTTCCGCCGATTCATACCAGTGTTGCCGCATTCCTCGATCAGCTTGAACCGAACGAGCAACAACGCGCTACTGGCGCCGACTGGGTAGCCAAGATCTACAGCATGGACCACGACGCCATTCTGTTGCATGAGGTTGGCGCAGCTACACCAGAGCAGGGAGTTGGCCTGATGGTTAACGCTGATCTGGCGCAGCCGCTTAAGGCGAACTCAGGCGCGCTGGTTGGCGAATCCTACCGAGAGCGCGAGCAGCGTCTCGATCGCGCAGCCAAAGCGAAGTTTGCGGCGGGCGCGGATGAATACGCATGGGTTGCTGATTTCACTGACTCGCAAGCTGTAATCATCCGCAACGGCGGCAGCGCTGAGGTGTTTGGCTACAAGTCTGAGAGCGGCGTTATCGCCTTCGACGATACCGGCACCGCAGTAGCGCGCCAGGAGTCGTGGGTGGCGGTCGTCGCTAACAAATTCAAAGCTCTATTCACACCGCAGGAACAGCCTGCACCAAACCACAAAACGGAGGGCGACATGCCTTTAACCAAAGAAGAACTGGAACAAATCGGCAGCATGATCGGCCAGGCTGTTGCGACCAATACTGAAGCGGCTATTAAGCCTCTCGCGGAAAAGGTTGATGCGCTACAGGCCAACCAGAAGCAACTCGCTGACACCCTGACCGCCAACTCACGCGCTGAAGAGAAAGCCAAACGTGATGCGGTTGCCAAGGTTCATGGCGACATCGTGGCCAACGCGCTTTCTGGCGATGCCCTGGACGCAATGTTTAAGTCGCTGGGCGAAGCTGCTCCGCTGGGCACCAACAATGCTCAGCAGCACAAAGAAACCGGCGCACCTGCCGCAGACGAACACTTCAAGTAAGGAGCCGGAATAATGCCACGTTATCGTCGCGTTAATATCGACGGTCAGTCTCTGTACAAGACCGAAACCCGCACTACGGCCGCAGCGCTACTCCCGGGTACCGCCGCAACCATCAACTCATCAGATAAATTCGCTCAGGCCACTGCGCTAACCGGACGCCTGTACATCATCGATGTCGGTTACCACCAGGGCCTGACAATCACCGAAGAAATCCCTGCCGGGGATTCGGCAGTAGGTAACTACGTCGAAGAAGGTCGTGAGCTGGCGCTGCGTTGCCTGCCTGGTGCGTATAAGAAAGACAGCCCGATCAAGCTGGGCACTGCCGGTCAGTTTACACTGGCAACCGATGACACTGATTCAGTGATCGGATATAGCCAGGATGAATACACCATCGCGGCCAGCACTACCGATTTCATCCGCGTGCGCATGCGCGTTGGCACTGCCGCCGCTGCTGGCGCGTAACAAAAGGACAAAAACATATGTACTTCTCAAAAGAGACGCTGGCGACTAACTCCCGCCTTGGCGGGCACTGGAGTGAGCTGTGGGCAAACCGCAACATGTGGAACCTACAGAACGATTCCATCATTGCGGCTAACCGCGCAATCATGACGCCTGACATGCTGGCTTGTAACGCCGTTGGCGGTTTCTCCCGTGACTTCTGGGCTGAGATTGACAACCAGGTGCTGCAACTGCGGGATCAGGAAGTTGGCATGGAAATCGTGAACGACCTGATCGGCGTTCAGACGGTGCTGCCGGTCGGTAAAACCGCCAAGCTGTATAACGTGGTTGGCGACATCGCCGATGACGTGTCAGTAAGCATCGATGGTCAGGCGCCGTTCTCCTTCGACCACACTGACTACGCGAGCGACGGCGACCCAATTCCGGTGTTCACTGCTGGTTACGGTGTTAACTGGCGTCATGCTGCTGGCCTGAACTCTGTGGGCATCGATCTGGTGCTGGACTCGCAGATGGCGAAGATGCGCAAGTTCAACCAGAAGCGCGTCAACTACTACCTGAACGGAGATTCAAAAATTCAGGTTCAGTCCTATCCTGCGCAGGGCATCAAGAACCATCGCAACACCAAGAAGATTAACCTCGGATCTGGTGCTGGTGGCGCGAACATCGACCTGACCACCGCTGACATGACTGCGATCTTCGCATTCTTCGGTAAAGGGGCATTCGGTACAACCGCGCGCACGAACAAAGTCGCCGCATACGATGTGATGTGGGTTTCCCCGGAAATCTGGGCAAACCTGGCGCAGCCGTACGTGGTGAATGGCGTTGTAAGCGGCACTGTATTGCAGGCGGTTCTGCCGTTCGCGCCGGTGAAAGAAATCCGCATGAGCTTCGCGCTGACCGGTAACGAGTTTATCGCGTACGTTCGTCGCCGTGACGTGATCTCCCCACTGGTGGGCATGGCTGTAGGCGTTGTTCCGCTGCCGCGCCCGCTGCCAAACGTTAACTACAACTTCCAGATTATGTCGGCTGAAGGTCTGCAAATCACCGCAGACGATCAGGGCCTGTCTGGTGTTGTCTACGGCGCTAATCTGGCGTAAGGAAACAGCATGGCTAAATACGAAGTTGTGCGCCCGTGGTTCGGCGTGAAGGTAGGGCAGGTGGTGGAGTTGAAAGAACTGCACCCGGCGCTGAAATCTAACGTCCGTCTCATGAATGGTGAGGCAGGCGGAGAACTTACCCCGTCGACGCCTGATGCCGGTACCGGTGAGAAGTCTCGCAAAGAGATTATTCAGGACCGCCTTACTGAGCTGGGCATTGAGTTCAAAGGCACCCTGGGCGCTGAAAAGCTCAGTGAGCTGTTGCCGGATGGCGAACTCGAAAAGCTTTTCCCTGCTGAATAACAGCCGCCGCTAAGGCGGTTTTTTTATGCCCCGCTCCGGCGGGGTATTTCACGGAGTCGATAATGGTAACTCTCGAACAGGCGAAGGAGTATCTGGAGAGCCAGGGAATTACCATTCCCGATTTTGTTCTTCAGGCTCTCGTCGACCAGGCCAACAGCATTCAGGAGTGTCTCGATGCGCATTATCCGGCATCGACAGCGCTGCTGATTCAGCTCTATCTGCTGGCGCTTATGGGGCTCGGGCAGGGGGATAAGTACATCTCTAGCCAAACAGCGCCGAGTGGTGCGTCACGCTCGTTCCGATACCAGTCGTTCACCGATCGCTGGAAGGCCTCGGTTAACCTGTTGCGCGGGCTGGATAAGTACGGCTGCGCCACCTCGCTAATTCCTGCCGACCCTACCGCCGCCCCGGCATTCGCTGGTATCTGGATCGGGAAGGGTGGCTGCATGTGCGGGGGCAAGTGATGACGTACAAATCAGTGACGGAAGGCAAGCCGAATCCTCTCACCCGCGTATGGGTCGAAACCGACACCGGGCGGGAGACTACAGGCTACGTTAAGTCGGACGGCGAGTGGCATATCAACTGTGAGCGCATCCGGGCGACCGGCGCGAAGGTGCTGCGCTGGAAGGAGGGCTGATGTCGTCTACTGCTTCATGGTCATACAACAAGCCGTGCACGATATGGCGTAAGGGCGCGGGCGGTAATGACGAGTGGGGCGATCCTGTCGACCCATACGAACCGCCTGAAACCATCATGTGCGACTACATCGGCGGCCTGTCTGCAAAGCTCGGCTCCATTGGTAAAGAGGTTGTCGTAAAAAACACCTTCTTTACTGCGTATGCGTTAGCTGATGAGGGCGATTACATCCTGATTGGTGTTAGCGCTGAGCAGGATCCGGTCGTAGCAGGTGCTGATGAGGTCCGTCACGTGACGCGCTGGAACGACACTCTCGACGGTCTGGAAGATGACTGGGCGATAATTACGGGAGTGTAGCCATGGGCATCAAAGTGCGCGGCGTTAAGCAGTCGAAAGCCGGGCTAAATCGCATCATTAACGACGTGAAAGGGCGAAAGGTTGTCAGGGCGCTACAGTCAGCAATGATAATCGGCAGCTCCCAGGCTGCGTTGTACACCCCGATCGACACCTCAACGCTGCTTAATAGCCAGTATCGGGAGTTGATTAACAACGGCGTTCGACTCACCGGGCGAGTTGGATACACCGCTAACTACGCCGTATTCGTTCACGATCCTAATGTGCCGCAAACCTTCCGCCGCGCCACCGCTCAGAAAGAGTTCCTCACTAAAGGATTTGAAGACACCCGCAGCCAGATTGATGCCGTAATGCGCAAGGAACTTTCAGTATGAAACGAGAGACATTCCACCATTTTGCAGACGGCCGCGGTCGTCGCCAGATTTTCGTTAATGGAAATAGAATTAGCCGCGTAATTTGGGCTGACGAAGAGAAGGGGGTGTTGTGTTTTCATCCTTATCCGCTAAGGCGTCATCGTAAAGAACCTTTCAGTGTTTACTACCGGAAGCTGCGCGGGAAAATCACTGTTCTCTTTGAAAAAGAGGGCTTGAAAGCATGACACCTGCCATGTATGAGCGCGTGCGTAACTATTTCGTTGATGCCGGGCTTACCACTGGCTTCATTGTTCAGTTGCTGGCTTGGGACGACACAACGAAGTTAACCGACGCATTCATCGTGTTCCGGCCTAACGGCGGTACCGACATCCGAAATGACCTCGGATCTGATCACTACGTGCTGGTGGATGTCATTTCCGCCAAAGATAAGCGCCGCGCAGCCGCTGAGAAGGCTCAGGAAATCATCAATTATGTCGAACAGAACGACATTACCGACGAATGCCTTGGCCTGATTCAAAACCTCGGCAATGTGCCTGCACCTATCCTGACCGAAGAGGGCCGCCTGGTCTTCCGACTCCAGTTCATGTGCGTCTACGGCGAGTAACCCCATCACCAACCCATCAGGCTGCCATCCGGCGGCCTTTTTTATTTGAGAGGTACACATGCAAGGCTGTGCTAATGATTTTGGCAAGCTGATCGGGAAAGTAGCTGTGCTACGCATGGCCTTTGGCTGCCCCGACGCAGTGCCAGCGCTTTCCGAGTGGAAGCGTCTCGGCGCTATGACGACCAAGGGCATCGACTATTCGATGAACACCATCAACTCCGAGGCAGATGATGCTAAAGGGCTGGTGGAGAACCTGGTCAACAACATGGATCTGACGATCTCCGGCGAAGGTGAGTTCCGCAAGTCTGATAAAGATAACGAGATCGGCGCGTGGCGTCTGTCGAAGTATATCTTTGACGAAGTCCAGGCCGGTCGTCAGCCTAACCTGTGGGTGCGTTTCGACTTCGCGGGTGAGAACGCCGGTACTTACATCCAGGGTTACATGAACACCACTTCATGGTCTGGTGATTTCGGTACAAACGATATCTCCACCTTCTCCGGCGAGTGGAAGGTTTACGACGCTGATACTGTTGTGTTTGAAGTCGCTGACTCTATCAATGTTACTGGTGTTGAGGTTACCCCTGCAACTGCTTCTCTGGCCGTTGGCGCAACCCAGCAACTGAGCGGCGCGGTTCAGCCAACCGATGCAACTAATAAGGCGATCACCTGGACGATTTCGGCGCCATCCATCGCCACTGTCAGTTCAACCGGCCTGGTGACAGCAGTTGCCGAGGGCACCGCGACTATTACGGCTACCACTGCTGACGGTGATTTCACCGACACCTGTGCAGTTACCGTGACTGCCGCGCCGTAATCACTACAAAGGGCGGCGTGCTGCCCTTGATACTGGTTATGGAGAACGATATGACCCCTTTGAAAGAAATTGGCGAGTGCCTGATTGGTGCTGGCGGCCGTGAATACTTCTTCCGTCCATCGTTCCGTAACATGACTCGGATCGGCGAACCAGAACATATCGTCCGCACTTTCTATGCGCTGTTCAATGACGATGTAGCAAAGATGCTTGAAGCGGCGCGCGAAATTCACAGTGCGATACCAGAGCATCAGCGCAGATTTTACGCCCACTATTTCGGTGACGTTTTGCTGCCCCGCTGGGCACTTGATGCATCAGGTTCTGCCGCATTTGTGCGTGAGGCATTGCTCTCGGCTATTAACGTCATTCAGTCATGCTGTGACGAGGACGTTTCAGAGCTGACAGGCTGGCATGAGCCATCACGCACTGGCAGGCGTACGTTTGTATGGCGCCGCGGCGCTCTCCCGCCTGAGAACCTGATTCTGATAGCTCAGTCGCTGATCATGCATGGCGTTATCGGACGGGCCAAGGTTCGTAAATTGCAGAAGCACGAAAGCAAGGAAACGACGCCGGAGTTTCATGCGACTGAATACATCATGGCGGCAAGAAACCATTTCGGGATCAGCAGGGAAGAGGCTGAAAACCTTACTATGACCGAGTTCGCTATGATGCTTAATGCCAAATACCCTGACCAGAAGGGCTTCACAAGGGAAGAGTACGACGCGGTTATGGACGATGATGATCGCCGTTGGCAGGAAATGATTGAGCGCGAAAAATCAGCAAAGAAAGCGGCCTGAGTTAATAATGGATGTACTAGCCACGCCTGAGCGGGCGTATGATGGCACGACAAAAAATACTCAGGGGATAAGAGTGAAGAAAATACTTTTGGCTTTGGTGATTCCACTGGTTCTGGCTGGCTGTAAGCCGGGCGAGGAAAAGGCAATTTCTCTGGCACAATCTGAAGTTTCAGCCAATCTACTGGATCCTGGCAGTGCACAATTCCGTAACGTGAAAGTCGTGAAGATGACAGATGCCGATGACGGTCGTGTTAATGCTGTTGTTTGCGGGGAAATTAACGGAAAGAACGGTTTCGGTGCCTATGCAGGGTTCCATCCATTCTTTGTTGAGCTGAAAATGAAATCGAAGGGGATGTTCTCAAAAGGCGTCGACTACACCCTTGGTGATCACTTCCTCAGTTCGAAAGATACGCCTCCACCACCGGCCTACACAGAACGATGCCAATAAACGACACGAATAACTAACCCACCACTCGGTGGGTTTTTTTATGCCCGGAGAAAACTGATGTCTGAGAAAGCAGGCGAGATTTATTACGACATCGAGGCCGATGTATCTGGCTTGCTCAAGGCCCAGGGAAAGGCCAATAAGTCGCTCGACTCCATCGGCAACTCGGCGACCAATGCAGCCAAAAAGATGGATGAGTTGCAGACGAACATCAACCGCGTCGCCGGGGCAATTGCCGCCTCACTCGTAGTTGACTGGGGTAAGGCGTTTCTCGTAGCTGCTGACAACATGAGCCAGCTCAACGCGCGTATAGAGAGGCTCACTGGTAGCGCAGGGGCAGCCTCGCAGACTATGCAGAGTCTGATGCGCATCAGTTCGGCAACGGGTGGTTCGCTACAGGATACAGCGAAGCTGTGGGAGACTCTCAGCACGGCGTTGCGCGATACCGGCGCGACGAACGGCCAGATCATCCAGCTCACCGAAACACTTCAGAAAATAGGTCGCATTGGCGGATCTTCGACAGAAGAAATGGCGAATGCTCTTCGTCAGTTCGGTCAATCAATTTCCTCCGGCACTGTCCGGGCTGAGGAGTTCAACTCCATCCTTGAGCAAATGCCTGAACTGGCGCGGCAGATCGCCGCCGGGATGGGCGTAAGTATCGGCGAACTGCGTCAACTGATGTTGGACGGGAAACTGACAGCAGAAGATGCGCTTAATGCCATCCAGAAACAAACCGGCTCAGTAAATGCAGAGTTCGAGAAACTCCCACGCACACTGTCGCAGGCCAATACCGCCCTGACAAACTCATTTCTGTCGATGATTGACTCTGTTAACCAGGCAACGGGTGCAAGCACGGGGCTGGTTGCAGTTATCGACTCAATGACCGCTGCGCTCGACCGGCTGGTGGGGAAGGCAATCTCAGCGGATTCGCAAATTTCAGATCTGAACAGCACAGCAGAAATGTTTACCCGCCGGGCACGGACCTGGTCATGGCTTGGTCTTGATGGCTGGGAGGCGCAAAACAAAGCGCTGGCCGGGCTGAGCAATAAAGCCGCCATGCTGGTTGGCGACCTGGCCGCTGTTTCCAAAGCATCGCAGACCGCGGCTAACACAAAGCCGATCGAGATTAAAACTACCGCCTCAGCTACCGGCAGCAAAGCGAAAGGCGGAAAGTCTGCTGCACAGAAAGAAGCTGAGCAATACGCCAAAGCTCAAGAATCTGTTAATCAAAAGCTGGATGAACTGAGGCAGAAGGCCGAGCTGTCAGCTGGCAGTGTCGGTGAACTGTCCAGAGCGCAGGCTGTGCTTAATGCCCAACAGTCTCTCGGTAACACAGCCACGCAGGAACAACTTCTGCTGGCCGGGCAACTGGCAGGTAAAGCCTGGGACAATGCCAACGCATTGCGTGAGCAGGCCAAGGCTGAACGGGAGCGCACTGAGGCTGCAAATAAGTTCAGTACCATCCAGGGCAAAACCAGTAAAACCGCCGGGCTGGATAGTCAGTACCAGAAAGACATAGCTGATATCCAACAATACGCCCAACTTTACCCGCAGAAGATCGGGGAGGCTGAGGCAGCGCGTGCAGCTATCGAGCAGCAGTATCGTGATCAGCGTAACGCTGCGATGTGGGAAGAATGGGCGCAACAGAACGCGGCCACTCAGGCAGCAGCGGCGGCTTTCGACTCTCTCGGTTCGGTGGCCAGTAATGCGCTGACCGGCATTGTCACAGGCAGCATGTCTGCGAACGATGCATTGCGGAGCGTAGGTCTGACTGCTTTGAATAGCGTCGTAAATACCTTTGTCCAAATGGGTATTGAGTGGGTCAAGTCAGCCATTATGGGCCAGACGGCCACTACCGCGGCAGTTGCAGCATCCACCACCGCACAGGCGGCAGGCATCGCAACCACGACGGCGACTTCGACGGCAGCGGCAGCGGCTACTACGGCGGCATGGACTCCGGCGGCCATCATGTCCTCCGTGGCTTCATTTGGTGGTGCTGTTGCTATTGGTCTCGGCGCGATGGCTGGCATCCTTGCTCTGTCAGGAAAACGCAAGAACGGCGGGCCTGTCTCGGCTGGCGGGATGTATCAGGTCGGCGAAGGCGGCATGCCTGAGATTTACCAGGCCAGCACCGGTAAGCAGTACATGATACCGGGGGACAACGGCAGGGTGATTAGCAATAAGGACATGACTTCCGGTGTAGGGGGCGGCGCTCCGGTTCTCAACATCTACAACTACTCATCCGCCTCTGTAGATGCTCAGGCTACACAGAACGGTGATGGTTCATGGACGCTTGAGGCTTTCATCGCTGACATGAATAACGGCGGCCCGGCAAGCAACGCCATAACCAGCAACATGAACGTTAAACGCACGCCAAGAGGGCAGGGCTGATGCCAATTATCGACTATCCCGACTGGCTGCCGCTGGCGCAGAAGGCCAGCAAAAACATGACTCTCGATACCGGGTTTCAGACCGATCAGCCAGCGGTCGGCCCGGCTATCTTCGAGAATCAAACCGACGACCTGAAAGTGACCTGGTCACTGACGTGGATTTTCACTCTGGCGCAGGAACGCGCTTTCCAGCAGTGGCTACGCAGCCCGAACTATCTCAACCGGGGCCTGAACTGGTTCCGGATGAATATCAATCTTGGCGGCAGTGGCCTGCAATTGCAGGAGCTTCACTTCACGCAGATGCCAGTCCAAACCAGTATCGACGGTGGGGTGGTGACCTGGACGGGGACCGTCATTGCGAACCACCTCTATAACGCTGACGACGAGTTCGACGATATCATTGTTGAACTTCCGCCACCGTGGGATTCGTGGCTGGATATCGTTGTCACGGGTTATCCGGACGGTCGCGATCCGGAATCACTACCGAGGGTGCCGTAATGCCGAGCTTCAGGGAGTATAAGCAGCAACGCCCGACGCGCGGACTGTACGACACCATTACGTTCTACCATCCATCCTTTGGTTACGTTCGCCTTGTCGATAAGCAGTTCTTCCCGAAGACGCTCGGCGGCCATACGTTCACGCCAGCGCGCTTTGAAATCGAAGAGAGCCAGCAGAGCGGTACGCCGGTGATAGACGCTACGGTGAAATTAGGGCGTCTGTCGTCTGACATCAAAGCTCTCATGAAGCAGTGGAAAGGGGCGGCTCGGCTAACAGCTATTACGTCCACGCGGCAGATCTTCGACAGCGGCGATGTGTCGGTGCCGATAAAGTCGTGGAAGCTTTACGTCAAGACGGTGGACATCGATGCCGACGCCGCATCGGTCACTCTGTCTGTCACCAACCCGCTGAACAACAACATCGGAAGGCTCTATGACCCAACGGAATACACTGGACTTCAGTACCTCTGATTTTATCAGCAGGATGATCGGCGTGCCGTGGGCTAACCGGGCCTGTTCGTTCGAGAAGGTCGATTGCTGGGGATTGTGCGTATTGTATTACCGCCATGTCCTCGGCATTGAGTTGCACCAGACGCCGGACTACGAAGCCGGTGAGGATTTCTTCACCTGTTATCAGAGCGACGTCGTCTTCTGGCGCCAGGTCGATAAACCGGTCGACGGGGGGATATTTGTCGGGTACCGCGGCGCGCAGCCGGCACACGTTGGGCTGGTGCTTAACAGGCAGGCGCTACATTCGCGCGGCGAGAATGGAAGCGTGCGCATGGACTCGTTGCTGGTCATTCAGCGGGCATTCACCAAAGTGGAGTATTTTTCTTATGGCGCTGGTTGAGATATCGAATTTTCCAGGAACGCCTAAGCTGCGTTGCAGGGTGCCAAACGGCACCCTTTTTTATGACTGGCTGGCGGCCAATGATGCTACCTTTCACCGCGATCTGCTGATCGTCCGCAACGGCGTAAAGCTGGGCGACGATGATGAGCTGGCGTTTGAGCTGAGCGAGCTGGACCACATCCAGATATTCGACCAGCCGAAGGGCATTGTCGGCGACATCCTGAGCCCGATATTCAAAGTAGTTGGCCAGGTGTTTTCGTTCCTGGCGCCGAAGCCGGCAATCGCGAACAACGGCGGTAATACCGTCGACTCGCCCAACAATAGCCTGACCGGTCAGACAAACACGGCGCGCGTATATAAGGCCAAACCGGACATCTACGGCCAGATTCGTTCGTTCCCGGATCTGATTCAGGAGTCTGTATTCGAATACGTTCACCAGACGTCTACCGACGGCGGCCTGAAGTACGTCACAGAGTGGATGTGCATCGGGATCGGCAAATACGATTATGAGTCAGTGCGCTACTCAGAATCCAGCCTGGGCTCTCTGGCCGGTGTCGAATTCCAGTTCTTCCAGCCTGGCGAAGTAATCCCGCAGATCGTCGAAGGCTACGGGTTCGATGACGTTGACGGTCAGGAAGTTCCCGGGCAGAACGAAGCCAGCGACTTCCCTATAGAAACAGCAACGGCAAACACGGTGGTCAGCGGAACGTATTCCGGCGGCCAGATAGCGATGAAAATCGTTAAGCAGGCTGAGTTCGATTACTTCATGGGGCTGGTTCTGCCGCACGCTGTGACTTTCACCATCAACGTGACGTACAGCACGGCCTCAGGCAGCGTCACCACCGACGCGACATTCTCAGGCACGCTGATTTCAGCGGTTGAAACAAACGACGGCGCGGTTGTTGACCCGGTGCGCTGGTACACGTTTACGATGAACCAGCTGGAGGGTCCGCAGGACATCCCGGCGAATGCCACGATCAACACCACGAAATTCATCCTTAACGATAACGAGGCGCTGGTGGTTGGGCCGTTCTTTTCCCCGGTCGAGTCAACTCAGCTGTGGATTCATACTCAGTCCAGCCTCGGCGGGAAGAAAGAGACCAACTGGAAGGTTGTCATCTGGAAAATCGACGACGACTACAACCAGGTGCCGGGAACGCAGCAGACGTTTACGTACCGGCAGACGACGCCGCACCAGTCGACGAGCGAGGTGTTTTATCGCACTGACAAGATCACACCGACCGGCGGGTTCGGGAAATACGCGGTCAGCTTCCAGCGCACGGATAACTCCGGTGACGCGTCACTGCTGAAGGTCGAAGAGATCCACAGCATCAATATCCGTACGAATGTCGTTCACCCGACCGACACGCTGGTACGGGTGAAGGTGAGGGCGACAGAGAACGCCCTGGGCAGCCGCGAGCGCAAATATAACGCGCTGGTGACCCGCCATACCATTACGTACGACCTGGACACGCAGGAAGTGAATTATACGCTGAGACCGTCGCGTTCGTTCGCTGATGCAGTGGCTCACACCTGGTTGATTATGGGCGAGCAGCCGGTAAGCAGCATTGACCTGTACGGGCTGTATTCGATCGCTGAAAGCCTTCCTGATGAGCGCCTTGGTTACTTCGACTACACGTTTGACGACGAGAACGATTCTCTAGGAGACCGCGTACAAGCGATCTGCAATGCGGCGTCAGTGGTGGCGTACTGGGATGATGGTGTGCTGACGTTTACCCGTGATCAGAAAGTTGATTACCCGGCGGCCGTATTCAACCGGGCCAACATGAAGACGGACGAGTACAAAATGACGTACGAAGCTACTCTTCCTGGCGGTTATGACGGTGTGCAGGTGTCCTATGTTCACCCGACCACGAACAACAAGACGTACATCAACTACCGCGTGCTGAACGGCGCCATCGTCGAGCAGGAAGCGGAGAATCCGAACAAGCTGGAGATAGTAGGCTTCCGTAATGAGTACCAAGCCCGGGAGCGCGCTCTGCGCGAAACCAAGCGCCTGTTCTACTCGCGCGTGAAGATGAACGCCAAAGTGTTTGAGGACGGCATTATCCAGGTCGGTAGCGTCATCCAGATGCCAGACATCTACGACAGCAACCAGCAGGGTGGTTACGTCACCGGCCGCTCCGGGAATGACTTCGATACCAGCGAGCCGATCACGTTTACCGGCTCGATGTTTGTGCTGGTGACCGACAGTCTGGGCAACCCGACGCTGCGCTATCCGGCTACGGCCCGCAGCGATACAAAGTACGGATTCACCGCGGCTATCCCTAACATTCAGCTCAACATATGGAACGGAGACACTGTCCAGCTCCCGTCGCGTTACCTCATTGCGACGGTGGAGGAGTTGGACAGTCAGCTATGGACGGTCAACAGCATCAAACCGAACACAGATAATACGGTTTCACTGACGGTCGCGGAGTACAGCGACGCCATCTACCAATAAGAACCGTCCCCGACCAACCAGACCCGGCCACCGCGCCGGGTTTTTTTATGGAACTAATATGGCTACGACACCTACCAACCTGCCAGTACCAAGCGAGTCCCCGCGCGATCTGAAATTTAACGCAGGGAAAATTGATGAATTTGCGACATCGCCAGCACTTCAGTACATTGATCGCTTTGGTGATGCGCATTACACAATTGAAGGGTTGCGCTGGTTAGCCCAGCAAGCAGTTTCGCAGTTTGGATGGATTCCCGTGGAATCATTTCAGGCGGGCGCAACAATTTCTTTGCCTAATCAGATTCTCAAAGACACATCAACTGGCGAATATTACCGCTGGGATGGTTCGCTTCCGAAGGTTGTGCCAACAGATTCAACGCCATCTTCTACAGGGGGGACCGGGGTAGGAGCCTGGATAAGTGTCGGTGATTCTGCGCTAAGAAGCATGCTTGCAGCCAACGACGGGGAAAAGCTAATTGGTGAGTGCCCAACCATTGCCATCCTTAGAACCATTGAGCCCTCTGTCGATAAACAAAGAATTACGCTAAAGGAACACACGGCCGGAACAAGAAAAGGTGGTGGGCAGTTTAGGGCTATATTGAACGGTGCGGCTTATACAGATAACAATGGTACTGTTATAAAAACTGTTGGCGGTGCAGCATGGCTGAGAATTAATTCTGAAATATTGAATCCTCTAATGTTCGGGGCGATAGGAGATGGCATTGCAAACGACGCTGTTGCTATTAACCGCGCCTTGTCATCAGGCGTCAGCATTAACTTGGTTGGACTTACTTATCTTACGTCCGGTACACCTTTGCGCATGGACGTCATATCAGGAAGGCAGGAGCTTTACGGTGGGATAATCAAGGATGGATCCGCTGCAAACAATAATATCCTTTCCGTTGGCGGCACTAATAAAACAATTAGAAACCTGACCATTGATGGAACAAACGGTCCTACAAGCCGAGGTATAATTGTTAAAGAAAACTCATCAGATATTCTGATAACTCAATGCGTAATCAAGGAGTGCAAATATTATGCTATAGCTGCATCATATGATTACGCTAACAATACCCGCTGTCAGCGCATCAATGTCGACAGATGCTGGGTTGATCACTGCGGACAACTTGGGACAGGCGGTGGTTCTGGTGGCGCTTCTTCAATTCTGTTTGACCAAGTTTTTACTTCCTCAGTTACTAACTGCGATCTTACCCGTTGTAACTGGGGGATATCATGGCTGCAACCATTCACTCCGCCAGCTGCACCAGAGCCATTTGGTTACTACAACAGGGTGGCGAATTGTCGTATAACTGGTAGCGGTTTAAACGGTAACCCATATCCAGAAAGCCAGGGTATCAGTGCTCAGAGCCAGAAGCATTTACAGATTGTCAACAATACTGTTGAGCAGTTTAACGGTAATGCAATTGACAACCAGCGTTGTGAGTATTCCCAGATCCAAGGAAATATCATGCGCGACTGTAAAGACGGTATATTCGTTGGCGATATGGCGTTTATTGGGCATCAAATTACTGGAAACAATGGCTATAACTGTGAGCGGGGTATCCGGGTTCTTGCCGATGCATCTGGATCATTCACCGGACAGTCAATGAGAGCCTCTGTTATTTCTAACAATTCATTCGGCAACTCTGTTTTGTATGGTATTTACGTTCATCACAACGACCCTACCGGAGAACTTAGCAACATCCTAATCACGGGCAATGTGGTAGACAACTTCGGTAACCGTGGTGGTAGCACTGAAATTGCAGGTATCTACATAAACGGTCTCACAGCGGGACAGGTTAATAATAATTCTGTAAGAAGTCAGCGTCGTTTTGCAATACTTGTAGAAGCGTGCATCGGTTGCCAGGTTCATGACAACATGGTTAATGGTTATGACTATGCTAGCCTTACGGCACCTGCGATTTACCTCGACTCTGCGTGTATCGGAGTATCTGTACGAAACAACACAGGCTTCGGGCCAATTACTGCTGGACCAATGGTATATGTGAATGGTGACAAGAACGCAGTGTTTGGTAATCGGCTTCGCGGATCCGCTCAGATTGTGCTGAACAGTGGCACCAACACAGCCACAGGAGATAACTTGCCATTCTAAGAACCCCCCCTCTCTGGAGGGGGGGTGATTTTAATTTCTAAAAATGAAAACAGAATATTCATTATCTTTCTGATAAATCTCCATAAGATTATTTTTTAATAAAGGAGGTTTTCCCTTAACCTTTGCGTTGAAAATGTTTGTCTCTCTCTGTGTCGGTCTTGGGCTTCGAATCCCGTACTGCCGTAAAAGGCTGTATTTGAAGTTAGAGTTAGCGAATGCAGAAAACACATAGCTTCTCAATAGTGGGGCGTACTGCATGGCCCTAATGGTCTGCTCAGGAGTTGATGAAGGCCCATTAACATGTACTGTATTTCCGTTTACAAAACCTGCTTGGTAAAGATTTGAAACTATCTGCTGCGCGACAAAACGATCGTATCTCTGTTGGTCGTTGATTGCGTTTGCTGCTACAGAACCAAATGAGAAATTAAGTAAAATTACAAATGTTCCCACTACTGTTCCAATCTTCTCTTTGAAGCACGTTGCAGCGACAAAACACATGAAAACACTGAAGCCCATCATCACTCGCCCGGCTATAACAGGGAACTCCAGAAGGATAAGCACACCAGCAGAGAGGAACAGAGTCAATGGAATGAATGCTATTAGCATCAAAGAACGAGCAGTCCCTAGTACTTTCCATCTTAAAATAGAAAAAATGACCGATGAAAGAATGAGAATTAAAACGCAAAAACCATATAGTCCATTGTTTAAATCTGAAAAAATAGATGTGAAACCATCTACATTAGCTAATACTTTTGTAAATGAATCAGAGGAAAATGGGAGTATACCTGAATGCGATTTTGTGTACTCACTTAGCGTAACAAAGTTGTTAATTACCGCACTGTAAATAGCATACGCTATGAGCATTGATAAGATTGACTTAATGATATGCAGCAAAATGTCATTAAATTGCTCCTTTTTTATGCAAAGCACAGCCACAATCACAACAGTTACCGACATGTATACATTTAACGCTGCTTGGTAAATCATCAGCATTATTGTTAGGCATGCAACTGAAATGATAACTGATAACGCCAGCCTTTTGCAGTTAGTCCTTTTCAAAACCACCGCTGAAAATACAGCAAGGAAAAAGGCAACAGACATTATCAGTGAGTCGTGGCGAAACTCTAAATTCCCTATCCAATATGGGTTGGTCAGAGGAAATAGAATAATTACTCCAGCAAGAAACTGAGATTTCACCTCCAGGACATTCTTTAGTAAATAACCCGCACTTACCATAACCATCCCACCAAGGAACATTGAGAATGGATAAGTATCCTGAAGAACGTTATCACCAAAGAAAGATAAGCCGTTAGGCAATAATGACATTACAGCCATGATAATCGATGCCGCCGGCCTTCCGTTACCCTCCCAGCCACTATTTCCAGTGTCACTGCGCAGCCAGTCATCCACTGAATAAGCGCCACCCAGGGCAAAAGGTACCAAGTAAACTATAGACAGAGCTAGGCAGATTATCAGTAACCATCTATCCTGCTTAACAATACTAATTAATTTCATTTAATATCCCAAGATTTAATTCGAAATCGTACGTTATTTCTTTGTGAAATTTAATCTTAATTGTTCCACAATCTTTTCACTACTTTCATTGTAAGTTCCGAAGTTTATATTTTTTATTTCCTTGCCATTTAACCCTCTTATGGCGATTTGATAGAAATATCTACCTTTAATCTCTTCGAGATTTTCCAATCTAACATTCTGGGTCCTGCCTTTAGAATCATATATGCTTGCAAAATAAAACCCGCCATTGTAAATAGGCTCTTTATTTAACTCTAAGATAATATAAGGTTTTAAACCAAAGCCACGATTTCCAGCATAAACATTTTGAATGCATACGTTATTTATGCATCCTGAAATATTGAGTCCTTCCTTAAAGAAAGCTGTAGAGTAATCAAAATCAACATCTTTGATTATAATAGAATTCAATCCTTCAAACTTTGCAAACATAATGCTTTGATATAAATCAAACTTATCGCTATTTTTAATTAATAAAGGAAAGTAAAATTGTGGTATTGTAATATCTTCAATTTTATTAATTTTCGCATAACTTAAAATGTCACTTCTTATTTTCTCTTGCAAATAAGTTGAATGCATTGTATTTACAAAAAGTAAGTAAGAAGGAACGAAGTAAAAAAAACCGAAAAAACAAGCCAATCCAATCCCGTAATAACTTTTTTTACTTTTAACTGCGATGGAAGGATACAATATAAAAGCCAGCAGCATAAGTAAAAAGCAAAATGCTCCATTGTTTGAACGTGGTGGAGTGCCTGGCGCAAACATCAATATACTGTCAGATATTATAAATGAAAAGAATAGGCATATAGATATCAGTTTGCTTTTACCCTCAATTTTTTTACTTGAGCTGTTTATTAAAAATAAAACTATAATAATTAAGTAAATTTGCCAAAAACTGGAGGCCAAAGCAGGAATTCTTTCATAGAAATGAATAAATGCTTTAGATATTAAGGATAATGAATACCAATCACCGAACTTTTCTGCTCTTATGGCGTTCCCAGGCGACAAAAGCATTATAGCTGCCCCGACTGCGCTGAATGCAATGCCTGTAATAATTAGTTTTTTGTTATCTTTTTTATTGAAAATAAATAAATACGAAATTCCTATAAGCACCGTTACTAATGACGTATTCTCGTTGGCGCAGCCAGCAAGAAGTCCAGAAAGAGCCAGCACCACATACCATTTTTTATTTGCATTTTCTAAACTTGAAGCGTAGGTCAATAAGCATAAATATATTGCTATGAACATGTTTGTCCATAGATAGTTTGCTGATCCCACAATCCAAAAAGAGGTTTGACCTAACGCTGGGTTGGCAATCCAGTAGCAAACAAATATTAGCAGGAACACAACCGGTTTAAATGGATTTTTATCTCTTAGTGCGATGCCTGGAAGCAAGGAAATGCAAAGTATTAACACTGTAAAAGCCAGTGAGTTTAATGCGGCATAGGCCCATTTTGGGAAAAGAGATAACATTGACGAGCTGATGTAGTCAGGGACTACCCTGCCAGACCAGTTCATATAATGCCATAGATGCTTCTCATAAGATAAACCCATTAAACTATATAGGTAATCATCTGATTGCATAGGGGTTAGCAATGAAGGTATCAAAATCAAAGTAAAAACAATTAACAAAGATAAGATACTTGTTGTCTTGTAATTCATGCCTATTTCCTTCCCTTCAGTACGTATCGCGGACGATTTTTCACTTCCACGTAAATTCTGCCAATGTACTCACCGAGTACACCAATTCCTATTAGCTGAATACCGCCAAGGAACAGAATAGAAACCAGGAGGGATGGATACCCACGAACCGCATTACCAAAGGCAAGGGTGTCTATAATCATCCACGCGCCGTACAAGAACGCAGCACTGGCAACGAACAGGCCAATATAAGTCCACATGCGCAGCGGGAAGGTTGAAAAGCTCGTTATCCCCTCAAGCGCCAGGTTCCACAATTTCCAGCCGTTGAACTTCGTGCTGCCGGCCACTCGTTCTGCGCGGGCGTATTCAACAACATCTGTACGTCCACCAACCCAGCTCAGTACACCCTTCATAAACAGGTTGCGTTCTGGCATGAGCTTAATGTTTTCCACCACCTCGCGGGACATAAGGCGGAAGTCACCAACGTTTTCTTCAATTTTTGGGTTGCTGATTTTGTTGTGTAGCTTATAGAACCATTCAGCGGTCTTGCGCTTCAGTCTGCCATCTGTAGAGCGATCAGAGCGTTTGGCCAGCACCATGTCAGCCCCGGCCTGCCACTTTTCAATCAAATGAGGAATGACTTCGATAGGGTCCTGCAAATCTACATCAATCGGGATAATCGCTTCACCGGTCGCGTGGTCAAGGCCGGCGAATAGCGCAGGCTCTTTACCAAAGTTGCGAGTGAAGGACAGTGGAACAATAAGCGGATCTGCAACAGCAAGCGCGTTAATAATTGATTCTGTAGCGTCTTTACTGCCGTCATTAATGAAGACTATCTCTACTTCATGCTGCTGAAGACCTTCAAATTCCCGAACTGTTTTATAAAAAATCGGTATCGCGTCTTCTTCGTTGAAGACTGGAACGACCAGAGAAATTTTCATTTCGCATCCCTAAAGACAATGAACTTTGAATAGATAAATCCGCACACCAGACTGATTGCGGAGAACACGATTAACGTGATGATAGGAGCCATGCCAGACTTATCAGCGCACCATCCAACAATCGCGCTAAGTGAGCCCATGAATCCTACGTAGAGCATGTAGCGCAGAGTGGTAGTCGAGGACTTAAACGTGAACCTGGCGTTTGCGAAGAAGCTGAATGACACCGCCACGACAAACCCAGCGAAGTTGCCAAGTGCCTGACCTGTATGGAATGCGTAAATGCAAACGGCGAACACCACCCAGTGAATGAGCGTGTTGATAACACCTATTGATGTGTACTTAGCAAAGAGCTTTAACATTATAAAAATCAGTCAATTCGGAAAGGTCTGAAGTTTAGCACCACTGTGAAACTTGATCGACCCTCATATTTAACGATACTGTATATGTATACAGTTATTTTGTGAGGTGATTATGCCACGCACAGCAGACATTCATGCCGCGTTTGTTGCGGTCATAGAGTTAAACCCCAAGGGGTATCGTTACCTGAGCACAGACGCATTCATAGAGAAATTGCGGGAGTTCAACTGGCACTACACACGCGAAGAAGCGAACGCCTGGATAGAGCGATACCAAAAAGACTTTGCTGACAAGACGACAGACGGTAGCGACAACAGGTACTGGATCCTGCGTAACATGGGGAGGGTCCAATAATGGGATTTGCATCACCTGCAAGCGATTATGTCGAGCGCCAACTTTCACCCGAGGTGATTTGCAACATCGGCGCAGAAAGTAGGGTGCTTGAAACTGATTCAGGATTTGCAGTCATTGAGCCAGCAGCCAAATGCGCGCCCGGCGATGTGCTGCTTATACTTTGCGATGGTCATACGCAGTTTGCCAAGTTGATGGGAAAGTCGCTCATTACAGATGATGGAGAGGCAATAGAGGGAAGAGCACTGGAAGAAGTAGAGGTGCTTGGACGCGTCACGTTCTTCATCAATCGTGCAAGCGATGACGACGGCTGCCCGGTGATGTAATGGGGCATGGGTGGGGCATAAAACAGCACTCGATCTAAGGTGAACTTAGACGACTGATGTTTTCGACAACTGCAACCATCTGTTATTTGGAGCGCTCTTGGACGATCTTTGTCGATTATGAAAAATGTATGCTCATGTGATGGGGATGCAGGTTTAATCAATACCTATCTTACGCTGGCAGCCTGATGGCTTTAATGCCACAATATTTTTTTCTTCGCATGCAGGAAAGATGATGAAAAAAGTAGCAATTGTGGCTGCGATGCTGACGTTAGCGGGATGTGTTCAGGTAGATAACTATCAGGAAGTGATTAAGCACCCGGTACCTTCGCAACTGGCAGGTTACTGGCAGTCGAAAGGGCCGCAGAGCGCGATGGTGAGCCCGGAAGCGATCGCCACGCTGGTGGTGACGCCAGAGGGGGATACGCTGGATTGCCGTCAGTGGCAGCGCGTTATCGCGGTGCCGGGTAAGATCATGCTGCGTTCAGATGATTATTACAACGTGACGCGTAAGCTGGATGTCTATTCGCTGGAGCGTGATGGGGCGGCGCTGGAGTATGACGGTATGGAACTGTACAAGGTTGACCGTCCAACAGTGGAATGCGCAGATTACCTGAGCAAGAATCCGCTGGAGAGTAAGCTTCCGTAG